CGTCGCCAAGACCGGTTGCCTCATCGTGAACCGCTCGCGGTACTACATGGGCAACTATCGCCAGATGACCACCGACGTGCAACGCGAGATCGTGAACGGCCTGGTGGATATCGTCGCGACCCGCCGTTGTGCATTCTTCAGCCTTGACGCTGCCACCACGGCATCCGTCGCATACGGCTTCAACATCTAAGCAAAGAGGCTAAGACCATGCCGATCCTACGATACAACGGACACCCACAGCTCAAGTCACTCAACACGTCGGGCCATGCCTGGCGCGAGGGGGACCAGCACGAAGTCACCACGGAGGAGGCCGAGCGCCTCACCGAGACCTTCGCAGGTCTGTTCAGTGCCGTGGGATCGGCACCGGTCAAGCCACCGAAGACGCGCGCCGTCCAGAGCCCCAAGCGGGGGACGGCGCCGTCTAAGTCCAAGACCACGAAGGGGACCAGATGAGACTCAAGGCACTGCGACAATGCGAGTGGCCAACTGGCAACCACTGGGCAGCCGGCGAGGTCCGAACCGTTGACGTGCCGAAGGGCACCGAGATCCCACCGATGTACCTGGTGGAGGTCAAGGCCAAGGCCAAGGCCAAGCCCACGAAGGACGACTAAACAGATGGCCATCGCCACAGCAGTCCAGGCCCGGGTCTATATCCGAGGTCTGACCGGCTCCGCCGAGGATGCCGTGATCGATACCCTGCTTGCGCGGGCGGACTCGGTGATGGCGTCCTATCTGGGGCTTCCGGCTGCGACCGTGGGCGGTGATCCTACGCTGGAGGATGTGGCCCACACGCTCATCATGGACGGCCCTGCTGGGGTGGAGCTCCGCCTGCCGTTCTACCCGGTCCAGTCCGTGACCAGCGTGCACGACTCAGCGGACCGGAGCTATGCCGCCGCTGACCTGATCCCCGTCGCTGACTATACGGTCTATGGCGCCGAGGGGATTATCCGACTGGATGACGATGGCAGCACCGGGTCATTCAGTGGAGTCCGCCGGGCGATACAGGTGGTGGCGGTGATCGGCTGGGCCACTATACCCGGTGCCATTGTTCACGCGGCCTGCATCCAGGCTGCTCACTGGTTCAACGCTCGCGACCACATCGGCCGCACTAGCGTCAGCCAGGGCGGTGGCTCCATCAGCGTGGCGACCCTAGGGCTATTGCCTGAAGTGCGCGAGGCCCTGGCACCGTATCGGCTGCCCGTCTCCTGGGTGGCCTGATGGCGATCACCATTGACCAGTGGGCCGACCAGATCGAACTGATGGTGCGGACTGGTGCGCTCCAGAAAAGCCTAACCACCGCCGCCGCTACGATCGCCATGGAAGGCCAGCGCCACATGGCCTTCGGCGTGACCAACGTGGCGGGCGGTCTACGGGTGCGGACGGGTGCACTCCGCCGCTCGCTGGCCGGTACAAGCAAGCGTACCAAGACCGGCGCCGTGGTGCGACTAACTACCGGCGGACGGGATGGCGCGGGCGGGGTTCCATACGCGGCGATCCATGAACAGGACGGCAAGTGGGGGAGTACCCGGACCATCCATGCCAAGGCTGGCGGGTTCCTGCGGTTCCCGGTGGGGCCCGATGCCTTTACCGGCGCGGGCGTGGCACGCGGCACGTCCTCCGCCTGGGCAGTGGTTAAGTCAGTCAAGATCCCGGCCCGTCCATACATGCAGCCGGCGCTTGAGCACATCGCCAAGAAGGCGAACGTGATCATCTCGGACCAGATCGCCCGCACGCTGGAGGGTGGCAAGTGAGCACCGAGCGGTCCATCCTGGCGGCGGTCAAGACTCAGATCGCCAACGTCAACGGCGCTGGCCTGTACACGTTCGACCTGAGCGGCGCCGATGCTGTAGTCCATGGGCAGGCATTCCAGCCGCACCGGGTGCCGGGCGCCTACGTATTCTTCGGCGGCCTGAGCACGGCACAGACGGGCGGGGTCACGGTGCTCACCAAGTACGACCGAACCATGATCATCCAGGTGGAGGGCTGGTGTGCAGCTAAGAGCGCAGCACCCGCCGACGCCGCCCTGGAGGCGGTAGACCTGATGGACGACATCATGAGAGCCCTGGAGGCCGACCGCTCACTGGGTGGCAACGTGCGAGACATCGAGATCAGCGCAAGCGCACTCGATGGCCAGGAGCTGGACCGGCCGGGCCTCGGCTTGTGCGTGCTCCAGATCACGGCAACCTACACCGAGGCGGCGGGACTATGACCTGGTTCGACAAAGACTGGAATCGCCGGGTACCGATCACGGTGGACCTGCACGGGGGATCGGGCACGATCGACATCGACATCAACTTGGCGCAGGCCGGGCCGAACTTCTGGGACAATGTCCAGGTCGCGGCGGGCAATGACATCCGCATGGCTGACGGCGCCGGTACGGCGCTCACCTACAAGATCATCAACTGGAACCATGCCAACCGAACCGGCAATGTGATCGTTGACAACTGGGTGGCGCCGAACGTGACCCGGAATGCCCAGGCATGGCTCTACTGGGACAACGCAGCGGCGGCGTCCGCTGTATCGGTGTTCTCGCCGACCGCCGCGAAGCCCGGCATCATCGTGATCGGCAGCCCTGGCACTGGCTCGGAGTCCATCGTGATCGGCCGGCGGGAGGCACCCGGCGCGGACAACTCGCGTACCATCATCAGCAAGCACCCGGACGACATCACGCATATCTGGTGGAACGTACTGCCGGCCCTGATGAAGCGGCGCGTGGCTGAGGCTGAATCGCTCCTGCTGGAAGAGGTGGAGAGCGCGACCTATGAGGTGCTGAACACCTCCGATGTCGCCCAGGCCGGCATGATTGAAACCGATAAGATGCGCTCACTGCATCCGGGCTGGATTCGCACGACGATTAAAGACGGCGCGGATGACACCAACTATGTCGCCAAGCTGACGGTTGGCACGACCCTAGGCCGCAAACTCACCTTCCATGCGACCCTCAAGGTCCGCAAGATACACGCACCCACCTAACGGAGAATCATCATGGCCAGTATTTATCACGGAAGGGGCGCTGCCCTGGGATTCGGACAGGAGGGAGTAGGAGCCTGGGGCACCCCGGTAGCTCGAGCCAACTGGCGCCCGCTGATCTCGGCCGGGCTTGCCCGCACTGAGGAGAAGGTGCCGCGCCCGCACCTGCTCAGCAGTGCCGGATCCGCCATGCGGCGCAACCACTTCACCCAGGCCAGCCAAGCCGGCGGCGCTTTCAGCATTGAGGCAACCTACGACAATATCGGGATGCTCATCAAGAACCTGATGGGCGGTGATGCTACCACCGGGGCGGGGCCATACGTCCACACCTACACTCTGGCGCAGACCCTGCCTGATGGGCTGACAATGGAGTTCAACCGGGGCACCGGGACGAGCGAAGTGCTATCCGGGTGCAAGCTGAACACGGGAACCCTGGCGGTGTCATCCGGCGGCGTGATGACCTTCGATGCGGATATCATCGCCAAGACATCCACCGCGCGCGGTGTCGCTGGCACGCCCCTGTATGGCCCGAACCAACGGCCGATCCTGCACAGTCACGCCACACAGTTCACGTTCAACAGCGTGTCCTATGACCTGGTTGACTTCAGCCTGACGGTGAACAACAGCCTCGCACGGCGGCAGCTCCTGGGCTCAGCCCTGACCGCTGAGCCAAAGCGCAGCGACTTCCAAAGCGTGGAGATGAGCTGCACCGTGGAAGTGGAGGATGCACTTTACGCGGCGCTCCTGGCGGACACCCAGGGCGATGCAACCATATCGTTCACCAACGGATCGCAGATCTTCGCGTTCACATGCCAGAACGCCTATCTCTCAGCGGTCACGGATCCGGTATCAGACGCTAACATAGTGAGCCAGTCGCTCACGTTCGTCTGCGAGTCCGACGGCACCGATGAGGGGCTCAGCATCGCAGTGACCAACGATAACAGCGACTCATTCGGCAACTAACCGTCAACGCTCTGGGGAGGGCACGACATGACCACCATTCTTCACGCCATACAATCAGCCGCCACCGATACCGTGGAGGCCGCCGGGATGCACTGGAAAGTCCGCAAGGTATGCAGCGCCGACCTGGCCAAGGTGGGCTTCGCTGCACTGGCGATGTCCAGCGCGGCACAGGCCGAAGGCCAGGGCGACCAGCCCAGCCCGGAGGAGATGGTGAACAACATATCACCGAAGCAAGCCGAGCAGCTCGCCGGGCTACAGGATGCCACGGTGGCCGCTGGGCTCACGGCCGTCTCCGAGGATGGCCAGCAGTGGGAGCCGCTCCAGGCGGTGATAGACCCACGGCGTGAGGATGCGGACGCCGGGGTGCTGTGCGTGAACAGTCTACCGGCCGGGGTCGTGACGGAGTGCTTCACCGCCATCATGGCACTGAGCACCGATGACGGGAGGGCTGCGGAGCGACTGCGGAGCTTTCGAGGCGGAGCCCGACATGCTGCTGGGGATCTGGATGCTGGCGAGCAAACTGGGGAAGTGGCCTCACGAAGTGCTGGAGCTTGACCCGTGGCAACTCGGACTCGCCATGATGTGCTACCAGCAGGCGGACGCTACGTCTGCCCAGCTGCTGGAGCGTATGGCACGCAACGGCACGCCGATATTCCCGACCGTCTGCATCAAGTCCGGGTGAGGTGGTAGGCCATGGCGAGTAAGACGATCGAGAAGGTACTGAAGCTGAAGGATGAGGCCAGCCCGGCGCTCAAGAAGGTCGGCGGTGAGGCATCCAAGACCGCCAAGAAGGTCGATAAGCTGGGCGACGAGGCCAAGGAGACGGGCAGCCAGGTCAAGGTGATGGGCGACAAGGCCGGATCGGCCGCCGCCAAGACAAGGCGCGCCGGGGAGTCCGCCAAGGCCAGCGCCGCCGCATTCAAAGGCATGGCCCTGGCGGCTGCCGCTGGCGCGGTGGCCATCCTGGGTGCAGCCAAGGCACTTATCGCCCTGAACCAGCGCCTGGTGGACTCCAAGAACGACCTATTGGATACCTCGGTGAAGACCGGTCTAATGGCTGAGACCATCGGCGGTCTGCGACTGGCAGCGAAGGGATCCGGACAGGAGCTGGGGAACCTTGCCAGCGGCCTGACGCAATTCCCGAAGCGGATGGCGGACGCCAGCCGTGGCACGGGTGAGGCCATGATCGCCTTCAACCAACTGGGCATCGAGGTCAACGATGCCAGCGGCACAATGCGCACCGCCGATGCTGTGCTCCGTGAGACCATGGACGCCCTGGCGGGGGTGGAGGACGCCACCCAGCGGTCCGCACTGGCCACTCAGGCCTTCGGCAAGGCAGGAACCAATCTAATGGTCGCCCTGAGCGGTGAGAGCCTGGAACGGTTCATTGCATTGTCTAAAGAATTCGGTGTGAACATCGGCCCGCAAGGCGCCAAGGCCGCCGCCGAGTGGCAGCGCGAGGTCGCGCTATTTGATACCACAATGGACGGCCTGCTTGACCAGATGGTGACGGCCGCAGTCGGTGCCGGTGGGATGGCTGATGCGTTCGGTCTGGTCACGCTGGCCATTAAGTTCATGACTGAGGTGCTGGAAAACGCATTCGAAGCGCTGCGCGCGTTCCTTGTCGGCGGCGTCGCCGTGGCGGTCCAACAGTTCACCGCCCTGTCCATGCTGATCCGTGGCGATGTGGCTGGAGCGTGGGACGAGCTGAAACAGTCCGCAGAGGCTGCACTCGATGTGCTCCGTGCCGGGATGACGGTGATGGGTGGCCTGTTCGACCTGACCAGCCTCATAGATGCCGGTCTGGAGGTCAAGGACTTTAGAGACAAGCTGGCCGAACTTAACGGCACAAAGGTGAAGGTCGAAGTGGTGTGGGGCACGTCGCCGCTGGACCCATCCCTGGCGGCCCCTTTTACCGGCACCTTCGACATGATGGCGGCCGTCAAGCAGCCCAAAGCACCGAGCGGCGGCGGTGGACCGTCCGAGCTGGAGCGCATGACTAAGAAGGTCGCCGCCCTGGTGAAGCGTGCGTTCCCCGTCACGCAGATCGAGAAGGCCGCGAAGCTCCTGGTCCGGCTTGAGAAGGCAGAGACCGCCGCCCGAAGCAGCCGCAAAGCGGGATTCACCGCACTGATCGTCCAGGCCACCGAGGCCAAGGCCGCACTGGAGACTGTCGAGATAACGAAGATGACGGACAAGATCGGCGCCGATCTGGACGGCATGGCCAAGGGCATGGAGGGTCTCGATGCGGCCTTGCTGGACTTGACTGCATCCACCGCCCAGATGATCGAGGATCTCGCACTGGCACAACGTGAGGCGATATCGTCCGGGATCCAGATCGGCGCTGGTGCGCTATCGGATCTCAGTGGTGCCCTGGGTGCCCTCGGTCCAGTAGGCGGCGCCGTGGGCGCGGTGGCTGGCCTGGGTGAGGCAGCGGCCGGCGAAGAGGGTGGCCTGGAGGCACTGGTAACCCAGAACGTTGAAGGGTTCGTGAACGGTATGGTAGCCCTGCTGGAGCAGTTGCCGGACGTGATCAGCAGGGTCATCCCGATTCTCTTAGCTGAGGGGATCCCCAAGCTGATCGTCGCCCTGGCCAAGGCGGCCCCGGCCCTGGCCAAGGCCATCCTGATTGACTTGCCGCTGACGCTGACCCAGGCATTCGGTGACGCATTCGCGGCCGCGTGGGATGCCGCGTGGGATGCGGTTCAAAAGTTCTTCCGCGATCTGTTTAGCATGGACGGTCTGGGCGGCAGCATCAAGGACGGCTTCATGGAAGTGATCACGCTGGGCATGTGGGACTCCAAGCAGACCGGGGGATTCGTCAACAGGACTGGCCTGACCATGCTCCATGCTGGTGAGGTCGTCCAGCCCACGAGCGGCACCATGCCGCAAAGCGCACGGGGCCGCATGGGCGGCGGTGGCGGCGGCGGTGTAAACATCACGATTAATACCAACGTGGTTGACCCGAACGCGATCGATCAGCTCGGCAGGATGTTGCAGCGTCACTTCGGCGCCATGGGCCGCACGACCCTGCCGATCTTCGGGGGTGGCTGATGGGGAATCCGACGCTTTACTACTATCCGGACACGGCACTGAGCGCGGGATCTGTAGGCCGCCTGGAGAAGGTGGATCTCGGCCCGACGATTTCCGATATACAGATCAGCCCGATCCGGTCTGTGTCGGACTCCGTGAGTCTGAGCGGCCGGGCCTCCCGCACATCGTGGCAGTCTGGGATCGCGGTGAGGCTGACGCTTGAGCGGTTCACAGATGACGCCCTGGCGCGGGATCTGTATAGCTTCAGCAGCCACGCCGAGCGCGGGTTTCACTTCGGCTTCGCGCTGGACAAGGCCAAGGCATTCGCGTGCGTGCCTGGCCTGTTTGAGTGGGAGCGCGGGCGCACGCTGATCATCGGCCAGACGAACATCTTCGACCGGTGGGAGCCGGCTGCTACCCTGGCGGTGGACGACATCGTGCACATCAGCGGCGCCGCACCGAAGAACAACCGAGAGGAGCACAAGCTGGCGGCGTTCTCCAAGCTGGCGACCACTACCAGCATCACGCTGGCGGATCCGCTCCGGTACGACCACCCATATCCGGCGGTATTCAGGCACCGTGATTTTTACCCGGTGCTGTACGTGCCAGAGGCGGACGTGAACAGACCGATGCTCACGCACGACCACCGCATAAGCTGGACTTGGGAGTGCTCGGCAGTGCTCTATCCATCGTGGGCCGCCAGCATGTCAGCCCAGGCGGACGGCATGGCGGACGCACAGCCCGGCCACGGTGACGACACCTCGATTGACGGCATCCTGCGGTCCGGCACTACCGCCGCTGTCCCGTCGGCAGACTCCAAGATCATCGAAGTCCGGCCCGAGATCACCATCCATGAGGCCGATCTGTATGTGCCCGAATGGTCCGACGGCTGATGGCATGGTCTACCGCATGGAAGGCGGCGCTATCGAGCGCGCAACTGGAGCCCATCGTGCTGGTGGATGTGGGGCTGTCCGCCTGGGCTGACCCGGAGCTATTCCCAACCACCTGGATCGGTACCACATTCGCAAGCCAGCCCTATGTCTCAGGCATCACACCCGGCAAGCTGAACGCGGAGCACCTGGTGGTTGACCTGCGGACCAACGGCCAGTCGGTGCGGATCCGAGACTGGACCGTGAACACCGGGGGCTTCAGCTTCGCGCTCACCAGCTCCAAGCCGGGCCGCGCTGCCCTACCATTCGAACCGTTTCGCGGGATGCACGTTCAGGTCCGCATGACCTTCGATGGCACGTTCTCCGAGCTGGGCGTGGAGGTGATCGCCCGGGGCATGATCGACAACATCACGCACGACGGAGATACCTGGTGGGTGCAGTGTCGGTCTATGCTGGATGTGCTGCGCACCCGGTATACTGACTTGGTCGGCGGTGACGCCGCCCAATACTTCGAGGACGCTGGCACCACGACCACGCTGAGCCATCCATTTAACAGCGGCACCGGGAATGATCTCCAGATAAACAATCTGTTTCCCTTCACGAAGGACGCCAAGGCCGGCGCCGTGGGCGTGGCTCACGTGGCCGGTGATGCCTCCTCCGGCCGAGATGCGTGGTGGTTCGTCTACTCAGCCAAGAGCGCCGCCACCGGCGCGGGTACCCTGACGGCGTCTGGTTCAGCCGACTGGTTCGGGAACCCTGACGCGAAGACCTACACCGCCGGAACGGTGGTGACTCATTATCCGGTGATGGCAGGCAAGCCCTGGAACCTGTTCGCACGCCTGGCCCGTAGCGACGGGACCGGAGCCGCCACCGGATTCAACACCCTACCGAAGAAGTGGGGCTGCGGGCTGCCGTTGTCCTATATCGACGTGGACGACATCACCGCTCACACCTCGCACCCTGCACTGTTCGACCGGGCCCCGGTTCCAGATGTCGCCATCCTGCCGAAGTGGACACCGTTCGTCCTGGCGCCGGTGGACGATCTGTTGCAGTGGCTACAGCAGGGCCTGGGGCAGTTCAATATGTGGCCGGTCCTGCGAGAGGACCAGCTGAGCGTCCGGATGGCCTACGATCACCGGTACTTCGGCGCCGATGATATGATTGCAGACTGGATAGACGACGACTGGATTGTGAGCATTGACGGGCACGACCTATACCACCCAGATGCGGACGTGGAATACAAGCGAGTCGGCGGCATGTACAACGCTGCCGGGGATCTGTATTCACTGGCCGGCGAGAACCCGATCAGCAGGCCGTGGCTGGAGCGGTACGAGAAGACGATCAGCGCCCACGGGCTGACGGTGGACGGTACCGAATCGGTACCATCGAACCAGTCGGCCTGGACGGCGGGCACCTCGGAGGTGCTGGCGGATTCTCGCACGCTGACCACGGCCGCGCATACATGGTACACGCAGATCCCGGAGTACCTGAAGCTAACGACCCGCACGTTGCGCTACGCACCGCTGGTCCCGGGTGACCTGGTGCAGATATCCAGCAAGCACATCATCGGCCGTGGCGGATTGTACGCTGGCCGGGTGTGCATGGTTACCAGTGTGACGCCGGACTGGATGCGCGGATCGGTGGTTCTTGAGTTCGCAATTTTGCCCGGTTCTTTGACCGGATAGGAGTACATCATGGCTGAGACATTCGACGGGGCACAGTACCCAGACATCAAGCGGGTGACCCTGAGTGGCACGATTGACGTGGCGACGCAGATACTGTTCGATCAGTCTGCCAAGACTGCGACGATCCGCTTCGAGACCAACGCTGGGAAGCTTGCTTTCGAGGGCACGGATGCGGTGGCGGTTGACGCCTCGCACATCGCCATCACGGCCGATTCTACCCACCAGTTCAGCCTGGGCGATGGCCGGGGCGTGAGCGTGGGCGTGGGGTCGTTCTACTTGGCCAGCGGCACGGTATCCACGGTGGTCTCCATCATGCTGGAGGGCTGAGCGATGATTGTAGTTAGCAGCCCACCCGCCGCGGCCGCGGCCGGTGGGGCCCGTGATGACTTCACCCGGATCGACCTCACCGACGGATCCTGGACCAATACCGACCACCTACCGAGCGCGACCGGGGCAGCTACAAACACGGGCGGGATCAATGCGGTACCGCTTGGGACAGCGGTCGCCCTGAAGCATATCGACGGGTGTTGTTTTCATAAGGAACTGAAGGCGGCGGACGGCTCAGACTTCGACTTCACAGACCGGCCAGCGGTCCTGGATTTCTACCTCTCAATGCCGGCGACAGGATGGCGTGACGATGGCACCCAGCAAGGCGGCGAGGGGAACCCGCCCTATGGGAGCCAGAGCTGGGTGGCTATGGGCGTGATGACTGATCCGGAGAATCTGCCGACGAGCGGATCCGGTCCATATCCCCGCGACGTTCTAGGCGGCGGCCTGTCTTGGCTGTCCGCTAACAACAAGATTTATCGCACCTTCGTCAGGAACACTTCTAACTCTGGAACATACGGTAACGTAACGGTCAACAGTCAGATCACGGACTTGATCAGTTCAGCAGATGTCACCGCTAACCACCGGGCCGTCAACCGCCTGGAATACAGTTTCAAGATCGCCAAGGCTAATGCAAATACATATGGCGCCCTTACGCCAGCAAATGCGCCGGAGGCCTACTACATCCGCTTCCGGCCACGGTATGACAACGGCGATACCTACCACACGCTCTCCTATAGCGCCGCGCAGCGGTTCGGCAGATCGCGCACCTCGAAGCTCTATATCTGGGTCGCGTGCGGACGAAACGGATCCCCCGGCTCCGCTATGACCATGAAGTTCGACGCCTACTACAACGCGACCTTGCTCGACGGTGGAACCAACCCCGGCGGCAGCCCCAGCCTCAGCGGACCATAGGAGCATCATGGCACTATCAGACGACGACCGGAACAGTACCAGAGGAGCGACCCAGACCGAGACCAGCGACGCTGGCGAATACGGCCTGGTAGCTATCGAGGCAACCATCGAGGCGACCCAGTGGGAAGCCATCAAGTCCAGCCCGACCGAGGCCGCCTTGTTCGTGGCCTGGCTCGCTGACCATATCCAGGAGTGAACATGTCCAAGCTTATCCCCGAACGCCTCAAGAGCAGGAAGCTCTGGATTGCCGTTATCACGCAGATCCTCGTGGTCCTGGTCGTGGCAGTCCTTGACCTACCTGAAGAGCAAGCGGCCACCATCGTGACCGGACTGGTCACCACCGGCGCTGCCTTTGTGCTGGGCCAGGGCATCGCGGACCACGGCAAGGCCTGATGCTCGACGCCCTCCCATGGGTCGTCAGTACGATCGTCCTGGTCGTGCTGGTGATCCTCGGCATCCTGCACACCTGCAAGCGCGCCAGGGCCCTCACACCGTCCCGAGCGGCGGCACGCGCGCGCCTGCATAGACAGACTACCCAGGAGGCCACAGAGGCCAGCCTGGAGCGGATAGGCGGGGCCATGGAATCCGACAACGCCGAAGAGCTCATCGCGGCTGAAGCGAACCGGGCCAGCGAGGATCGTCAGTCGTGACCTGGCTGGCGCTATGGGTCGGCATTTCCTGGGCTGGGGGCGCTCAACTATCCCCGTCGGACTCTGCACCCGGCGAGTGCCTCCAGTCCTTCGCCGTCGTGGCGGGTGCGGCCCTGCCGGCCGAGCTGGTGGAGGGGCAGTGC